AAAGATAATAATTAAAAAAGATATATTGCGGAATTAAAACTTACGCTGTATATTTGATATACAGTTTTATTTTTATTGTGCGTTACCGGACGTGCATAGGGGAGATATATACCTATGTTAGAAAAGGCAACGGACAAAACAAAATATATTCGCGTAACGTGCAAAACCGCCGATTCCCTGCCCTATGACCAGATTACGCCGTTACAAGGGCGGCTCAAAAAAAGAACGCCGGAACAACTGGAAAAAATTTGCCGCAGCGTCATCAAACATGGCTGGGCGTTTCCTGAATTTATTTGGCAACATGAAGGTATAAATTACTGTCTGGACGGACATGGACGGCAGGAAGCGATACCGCTTCTCATTGAAAATGGTTATATCATACCCTTAATCCCTATAGTCTATATCGAGGCAAAAGACAGAGCCGAAGCAAAAGAACTCCTGCTCAAATGTATTAGCAAGTATGGGACCGTAACCGAAGAAGGATTTGCCGAATATCTTGATTTCAAATGCGACTTCATAGATTTTGAGATACCGGAAATATATGTGTTAGGTGCTAATGAAACAGTAGATTTTGACGTTAAAGACAGCGACTTTTCACAGCCGGAGGACATAGTTAAAAAACCGAAGGTATGTCCAAACTGCGGAGCCGTATTGCCATGAGAATATTTTTTGCAGGCTTGTTCAACTGCCACATAAAAAACATGGAAGAACTTATTCTCGAATACAAGCCGAAATATATACTCGATAGTTTTTATTACAAAGGTGATTGCGAGAGAATTGTTAAATTAGTTGAAAGGGACAATTTTTTACTGGATAGCGGCGCATTTACTTTTATGAGCGGAGCCAAAACAACAAAAAAGGAAATGTTTAATTATATCAATCAATACATTGACTTTATAAATAAACATGATGTTAAACATTTTATTGAGATAGATGTTGAGAGTATTTTCGGCATGAAACAGGTTGAGGCATGGCGAAGGCACATAGAAGAAAGTACAGGTAAAAAAACTATTCCTGTATGGCACATTAATCGAGGCATTGAGTATTGGAAAAGCATGATTGAAAACTATGATTATGTTGCCATCGGAGGACAAGTTCAAAAAGTATTTAATCTCAAAAAATGCGATTACGAAAACTTTAAGAAAATGATACGTTACGCAAAATCTAAAGGTGTAAAAGTTCATGGTTTAGGATTTACAAAAACAAACGAAATATCAGAATACCCTTATTTCAGCGTTGATAGTTCAACATGGAAAATGGGCGCGATACTAGGAAGGCAGATACACAAATTCAACGGCAAAAAAATAATAGTTAAAAGGCTGGATAACAACAAAAAGGCTAACTTTAGAGCGTTAGTCAAAAATAATTTTATTGAGTGGTGTAAATACCAACAATATATGGACAGGGGGATAGCATGAAACAAGAAACACAAAAAGAGGTGCAGAAGTATTTATACGCTGCATATTGTGTCGGGCTGGTACTGATGAACATACTAGCATCAAAACAAATGGATATTTCGGTATTCACAATCAATCTAGGTTTATTTATTTCACCGATTGTATTTGTAATACTCGATGTCCAGAGCGAGGTTTTTGGTTACAAGAACGCAAAGAACCTGATTATAACAGGGCTTTGTGTGAATGTGGCTTTTGCGGTGGTTTATTTTTTGGCAATAAAAATACCGCCGTCTGTAAACTACAAGAATCAAGAAGCGTTTCGCGCCGTATTGGGTTCAACCGCGAGAATATCAATAGCGAGTAACATAGCGTATATTATTGGCTCGCTGATAAACTCAAAAGTAATGATTGGGCTGAAAAAGAAATATGACAAGTATCTTTTTTTCAGAGCAATTTCTTCCACGGTAGCAGGACAGTTAGTTGACAATACAATATTTATGACGCTTGCCTTCGCATTTGTATTACCGCCAATAGCAATATTAACAATGATTATCGGCGGCACAATCATTGAGACCGTGTACGAAGTAATTGTATATCCGGTTACAAGATTTGTTATTAAAAAGTTGAAAGTTTAATATTTTTTTAATTGGGAGGGTTTATGGCAAGGGAAGATGGATTAGCGGCAGGTGTAAATACGAGATTCACAAGTTCGTATCAACCGCCGAATCGAGGTCGTAAGCCCTCAAAATTAAAAGCATGGATTAAAGAGAACAACGTATCAAACGATGACTTTGTTGCCATTTTCAAAACTATTATTGCAACGCATACGCTTGATGAATTGGAAGTTTTAGTCAACGAAAAAAATAAAGGTAAACTTCCGGTAATTGTTGCGCTTTGTATATCGGCGTTTTTGCACGATATGAAAACAGGCACACTCACAGCTACAAACAGCATACTTGACCGCATTATGGGTAAACCAACACAGCAGATTAATTTTGGCGGTGCTGGTGATGGCGAATTACCTATAGACCCGAAGGAAAGAAAAGCACTCGCGGACAAATTAAAAAAAGAACTTTTACAGGGACATTTAACCACTATTGACGAACTAGAAGGCAAGAAAAAAGATGCAACAACGAAAAAGCAACGGACTACAAAACCAAAACAAGGAGAAAAAAAATGATGTTTTTATTTGTATTATGTTTTGTAATAATCGCATTTATCTGCGGTATGTTTGTCGCTTGCGAATATACTCTTGATATGTTGCGAGATAGTGTAAAAACAAAAAAACCTTTTATCGGCAAATATCACATAACTTTAGTGAGCGAACCAGAGCAGGAATAAATGAGCAGGAATACTGCTGCTGGTGTCGTGGACATCACCGATGATGAACTATGGAAACTCAAGTATCTGCGGCGGCTTGAGGCTATTGACCATCATCTTAATTTCATGTCTTACACATGGACTAATCAGAGCAGACCTTTTGTTGTCGGATACCATACGCGCCAGATATGCGCCTGTATTGATTACGCCATTGAGAAGTTTCGTAAAGGCATTTCAACGTATTGGGTAATTACAGTTCCGTTCCGTCACGGCAAGAGCGAAATAATAAGCCGAAAACTACCAGCACACTTTCTTGGACTGTTCCCCGATTGCAATGTTATTCTCTGCGGACACACCACAGAATTGACAGAGGGCTTTTCAAAAACAGCGCGTAACCTTCTCCGCACAAAAGCGTATAAAGAGTTATTTCCATACATTGAAGTTGACCACGGCTCGGCAAGCGGAGCGCATTGGAAAATTAAAGACCATGAAGGTGAATGTTTTAGTAGCGGATTAATGGGAAGCCTTTCCGGTCAAGGGTATCATCTAGGGTTACTCGATGACTACTGCAGAAACCGCGCCGATGCAGAATCACCGACAATGCGCGAAAAAATGTGGGACGCTTTTACAAATGACTTTATGACCAGAGGCGCGGAAGTTTCAATCACTATTGTATTGGCAACACCGTGGCACGTTGACGATATTATAGGGCGCATAAAAGAAAGCCAAAAAAGCGATCCCGAATTTCCGAAGTTTAATTTTTTGAAGTTCCCTGCTCTATCAGAGCGTTATGAATCAGGTACTTTATTCCCGGAACGCTTTCCAAAAAAATGGTACTCACAACGCCGCGCTGTATTGGGTGAATACGGATTTTATTCTCTCATGCAATTAGACCCGAAGAAGCGCGGCGGTAATTTACTCAATACGGACTGCGTACAAAGGCACACAAATATTTCTGATTATCCGAAAAACTTGAAGTGGTATCGGATTTGGGACTTGGCGCACACCGCAAAACAAAGAGCAAAACAAGACCCTGATTTTACTTCCGGCACGTTACTCGCTTTTCATATACAGGATAATATGATACACCTGTATATTAAGAATGTTGTTAGAATGAGAGACAATGCGCCGGAACGTGATGCAAAGATAAGGCTCATTGCAAAGCAGGACGGTCCCTATGTTAAGATAGGGATTGGAAACAGCGTTGATTCAAAAGACGGTATTGCGACTTTACGGAAAATACTGCTTGGAAAGCGCATAGTTTATTCCGTGCCGGAGAACAATGACAAGGTGGTACGCGCAACACCGCTTGAACCGATATTTCAAGCCGGCAATGTCCATGTTCCTTTGAATGCGCCGTGGCTCAAGGAATGGTTAGAGGAAATAGAAAGTTTTCCGCTCGGTACGCATGATGACCAAGTGGACAACCTTTCCGCAGGATACGCGCTGTGGGATACGCAGGGTGTTACCGATG